GGATATGTGCCAAAAACTGTAGGTTACTTGGGCGTTGTTATTTTAGTATTCCTTTTAGATACGTTAATATTAAACGAATTAATAAAAAGTATTTTAGATTTTGATTTCTTTTCAACTAAAATAGTATCTTTGGTCCTCATTTTAAATGAGGTTAAATCAATGGATGAATCTTGGGTAGTTTTAAAAGGCTACTCTTTTATAGATAAGTTCAAAGAGTCAATTACACAAATCAAAGATATTAAGAAAGAAATCAAATGAGAGGCATAGACAGAATCATTGTGCATTGCACAGCTACCCCTGAAGGCAGAGACGTAAGCGTAGGAGAAGTAAGAACTTGGCATCTAGCTAGAAACTTCTCAGATGTAGGATACCATTACCTCATAACATTGAACGGAACGGTTGAGGTAGGTAGACCCGAATCAAAGGTAGGTGCTCACACTAGAGGACACAACAAAGATAGCATAGGAATCGCATATGCGGGAGGAATGGATAAGTCTTATAAGAATCCTAAAGACACAAGAACACACGCACAGAAAGAAGCCTTAATATGGCTTATAGATGAACTAAAGAAAAGATATCCGGGCAGCACCGTTCACGGTCACAATGAATATTCTTCAAAGGCTTGCCCAAGTTTTGATGTATCTAAAGAAGGATACTAAGTATAGCAAAAATAGTAGTGTATATGGCAACCTTTCTAGTCCTTTTAAGTTTACTGTCTTTCTTTTTGTTTTCAGACAGTAAATAAATATTACTGTCTCCTACGTCTTTTAAGACCTTTTCACAGGACTTTAAGTTATTTTCGGCAATATTTACTAACTCATATAGTTTAGCTTCCTTAGAAGAGCTTATAATAGCTTGCTCCATTAGGCTATCTTTTTGTATTAGCTCAACGTATATATTATCCATCTGCTCAAGAGTGATGGCAACCAATGTATCTCCCTTGTTATCTATTAATGCGACTTGTGAATAACTCAATACGTTCAGAAGAAGGGAGTAGGTGATAATTACTAACTTTTGTTTCATAATATAATTTAATTGTATCTCTTTTAAAATCCAAGCTATCTATAGACATATATACCGTATCGGTAGATATAATATTGTGTTTAGGTGATATAATCTTGTTCTCTGTTTTTTTAACAAACAATAGATTAGTTATAATAACTGTAGCTATAAACGAATATAAAGCTATAAAAATAATTACTTGTGGACTCTTCATACTGCAAAGATAAAAAAGTTTTATATTTGTAAAAAATATAATCAAATGAAAGAATTAAGTAAAGAGGAGCTAGAGCTATTGCAAGGATTAGTAACAGACTATAATAATGTTAAAATCAGAATAGCTGACACTTTCATCGCACAGGATGCTTTATTAAAAGAGATAGAGTCAATGAAAGCTGCTTACATTAAAGAAGAAAAAAAATTATTAGAAAAATACGGAGATGATGCTGTCATCAACGTTCAAACAGGAAAAGTAACAAATGGCGATAATTAGTACATACCCAATATCAGGTCAAGTTAACCTAACAGATATATTGATAGGTTCTGACGAACAAGATGCAAATAAAACTAAAAACTACACAGTAGATTCTATACTTGCATTATTAGCTCAATCAACAGTAACCCTTCCTATACACGCAACTAATGCTGCTGCTAAATCAGCAGGACTAGCGACAGGTAGAATGTACAGAAACGCAGGAGACGGAACAAGCTCTAGCGTTGTGTGCGTTGTTTATTAATGGGGATTATTAGAAAGATATCTATTGGACCTGACTATAAGTCGGGTGCTATGCACTATATAACAGGTCAGTCTGTCCTGAATAATAGTCATACAATACATTTAATTAAATTTAATAAAGAAAAAAAATCAATAGAGATATGGATACAGTCCGGGCAAGAAGTATTTGTTTGGAAAGAGTTTAATGAAACCGTACCCGTATCTATTGAATACAACATAAACTTTTAATGAAATCACCGTTTTACTTTATAGTAAAGCCATTAAAAGGAAGACGATACGACAACACAAGAGAGATAGCAGGACTAGAGCTTGTCGTTAGTACATCTGAAGAAGACCATATGTTTTCAAACAGATATGCTGAGGTTGTCGAGCTTCCAATAGGCTACACAGGAGGAGTCAAGGTAGGAAACACCTTACTCGTACATCACAACGTATTTAAGTTTTATAATGATATGAAAGGTAGGCAAAAAAGCGGAAGGAGCTTTTTTAAGGATGACCTATTTTTTGTAGACAACGAACAGTTTTTTATGTATAAGAATGATAAGGGTTGGAACGCACACGACAGATTTTGTTTTGTAGAGCCTATAAAAAAAGAGGATTCTGTTATATATAAGAATAGCGTAGAAGAACCATTAGTAGGTATAATGAGATATCCTAATGAATATCTTGTGTCTATGGGACTAAAGCCCGGGGATAGGATTAGCTTTACTCCTGATAGCGAGTATGAGTTTACGGTTGATGATGAAAAGCTATATAGAGTATACGACCATCAAATAACAATGAGCCTATGAACGTAAAGGAAACAAAGAAAAAAATAATACAGGCAGGTCACAGGGCTGTTGAGCAATTAATAAAGGTTGCTAAGGAAGATATTATAAAGCACGACCCGGAAGATGATGTTGCTGCCGACAAACTAAAGAATGCAGCAGCTACAAAAAAGTTAGCAATATTTGATGCGTTTGAGATATTAAATAGAATAGAACTTGAAAGGGAGGCTTTAGAGTCTGCTGAAAAAGGAAAAAGTAAGGTAGATACAAAACAAGGATTTGCAGAAAGAAGGTCAAAATAACTTATACGTCATACTAGAGGATTACATTCCAAAGAGTGTCTTAAAAAATAAAAACAAGGCAAAAACGTGGAAGTATGGATATGAGGAAAAGTATGATATGGTTATCATATCTAAGACCGGTGAGATAGGTGAGATAGTTTCTATACAGGGATTGCCTATAGCATTACCACTAGTGCCCAATAAGGTATATAAAAGAAGTGGTAAGAAAGAGGAGCAGTATTGGGAGAGGGAAGAAATACCAAAAGATTTACAAAAGATTCAATCTATATTTCAATGGAACGAAAAACCATCTGAGTTTAAAGACAGGTGGGTAGATTACATTGAATCTGAATTTGATTCAAGAGAGTATGGACATTGGTTTATGAACAATGGCGTACCTACATATATGACAGGAGCACATTATATGTATCTGCAATGGACATCTATTGATGTTGGTTATCCGGACTATCGTGAAGCAAATCGTATACTATATATATTTTGGGAGGCTTGTAAAGCTGATAAAAGAAGTTTCGGTATGACATATCTTAAAATAAGACGTTCAGGTTTTTCATTTATGTCATCATCCGAGTGTGTTAATACAGGAACATTAGCAAAAGATGCTAGGGTTGGTATATTATCTAAAACAGGTTCTGATGCTAAGAAGATGTTTACCGACAAGGTTGTACCCATAAATAGCAGATTACCTTTCTTTTTCAAACCTATTATGGATGGTATGGATAAGCCGAAAACAGAGCTTGCGTTCCGTATCCCGGCAGCTAAGATTACAAAGAAGAATATGTACGACACAAGCAATGATGAGTTGTTTGGGTTGGATACCACAATAGATTGGAAGAATACGGATGATAACAGCTATGATGGTGAGAAGTTATTATTACTAGTACACGATGAAAGTGGTAAGTGGATAAAGCCAAATAATATTCTAAACAATTGGCGAGTAACTAAAACCTGTTTGCGACTAGGTAGTAAGATTATAGGTAAATGTATGATGGGTTCTACATCCAATGCACTTAACAAGGGTGGTAATAATTTTAAGAAGTTATACAATGACTCTAATGTATTAAACCGAAACTCAAATGGTCAAACTAAAAGCGGTATGTATTCACTTTTTGTTCCAATGGAATGGAATATGGAAGGTTTTATAGATAGGTTTGGGATGCCTGTATTTAGGAAACCTGCTAAATCTGTATTAGGTGTAGACAATGAAATGATATTTCAGGGTGCTGTAGACTATTGGGAGAATGAAGTATCATCACTAAAGAACGATGCAGATGCACTCAACGAATTTTATCGTCAGTTTCCACGAACAGAGTCACACGCATTTAGGGATGAAAGCAAGCAGTCTATATTTAATCTAACTAAGATATATCAGCAGATAGATTATAATGATGCATTAATAAAAGAGCATCATATAACACGAGGTAGCTTTCATTGGAAGAATGGTGTTAAAGATAGTGAGGTTGTGTTTAGTCCGGATAAGCGTGGTAGGTTCAATGTAAGTTGGACACCTAATAAGAACTTACAGAATAGGGTGGTTGATAGAAACGGAATTAAGTATCCCGGGAATGAACACATAGGTGCGTTTGGTTGTGACTCATATGATATATCAGGTACTGTAGGTGGGGGCGGTTCTAATGGAGCATTACACGGAGTAACTACATTTAATATGGATGAAGCACCGAGTAATGAGTTTTTCTTGGAGTATGTAGCTAGACCGCAAACAGCAGAGATATTCTTTGAAGAGGTATTGATGGCTTGCGTATTTTATGGTATGCCAATACTTATAGAGAATAACAAGCCAAGGTTGCTGTATCATTTTAAGAACAGGGGATACAGAGGATTCTGTACAAACAGACCTGACAAGTCATACAATAAGTTATCAAAAACAGAAAAAGAATTAGGTGGTATACCTAACAGTAGCGAGGATATTAAGCAGGCACACGCAGCAGCGATTGAGTCATATATAGAAAAGTATGTAGGGTTTGATGTAGAAGGTACATATAGAGACTCAGAAGACATAGGCTCTATGCCGTTTACTAGGACACTTGAGGATTGGGCTAAGTTCGATATAACTAACAGAACAAAGTTTGATGCTTCGATAAGTTCAGGGTTAGCAATTATGGCTACACAAAAGCATCTGTATGTGTCGGAGAAAAAACAATCAAAAATAAAGATTAACTTTGCAAAGTATAGCAATAAAGGAAATATTAGCGAAATTATTAGATGAACGATGTTAAAATAAACATATCATCTACAGGATTCCCTAGTCAATTTGTATCAGATGCTGAGAAAGCTACTGATGAATTTGGATTACAAATTGGTCAAGCCATTCAATATGAGTGGTTCAAAAAAGATGGGAGACAATGTAGATTTTACAGCCAATGGGGAGATTTTCACAGACTAAGACTATATGCTCGAGGAGAGCAATCTGTAGGAAAATATAAAAATGAGTTAGCCGTAGATGGTGACTTATCGTACTTAAACCTAGATTGGACACCTGTTCCTATATTACCAAAGTTCGTTGACATAGTTGTTAACGGAATGTCTGATAGGTTATTTAAGGTTAAGGCATATTCTCAAGATGCTTTATCTCAATCTAAAAGAAGCAAGTTTCAAGAAATGATTGAAGGGCAAATGATTGCAAAACCATTCCTTCAAAAAATACAAGAAAATACAGGAGTAAATCCGTTTACTGTAGATTCAGAAGAACTACCTGAAACGGATGAAGAACTAGCATTATATATGCAGCTTAAGTATAAGCCTGCAATTGAGATAGCAGAAGAGACTGCTATTGATACGATGTTTGATGAAAACCACTACCAAGATATTCGTAAAAGAATTGATTATGACTTAACTGTATTAGGTATGGGTGTAGCTAAGACAGAGTTTTTGCCGGGTGCAGGCGTAAAGGTTGAATATGTAGACCCTGCCAATATTGTATATAGCTACACCGAAGACCCTAATTTTAAAGATTGTTTTTATTGGGGTGAGATAAAAACAGTTCCAATTATTGAGTTAAAAAAGATAGACCAAACTTTGACAAATGCAGACTTAGAAGAAATATCTAAGTATGGGCAGTCTTGGTATGATTACTATAATGTAGCTCAGTATTATGACAACGATATATTTTATAGAGACACTACCACTTTAATGTACTTTAATTATAAGACAACTAAGAAGGTTGTATATAAGAAAAAGATTAAAGATAGTGGAGCTATATCAATGGTAGAAAAAGATGACCAATTTAATCCACCTGAAGAGATGATGGATGAAGGGTCATTTGAAAAAGTAGAAAAGACTATTGATGTTTGGTATAATGGTGTTATGGTTATGGGTACTAACATAATACTTAAATGGGAGATGGCTGAGAATATGGTTAGACCAAAGTCTGCTACACAGCACGCACTTCCTAATTATGTTGCTACAGCACCAAGAATGTACAAGGGTGTTATTGAGTCTTTGGTAAGACGTATGATACCATTTGCTGATTTGATTCAGATTACTCATTTAAAACTACAACAAGTTATTGCTAAGGTTGTACCTGATGGTGTATTTATTGATGCTGATGGATTGAATGAAGTAGACTTAGGTACAGGAGCAGCATACAATCCTGAAGATGCATTAAGACTATATTTCCAAACAGGTAGTGTTATTGGTAGAAGCTATACAGGCGATGGTGAATTTAACAACGCAAGAGTGCCAATACAGCAGCTAACATCTAACTCAGGTGCATCTAAAACTCAGATGCTTATTGGTAATTATAATCATTATCTAAACCAAATCAGAAATGTAACAGGTCTTAATGAAGCTAGAGATGGAAGCACACCTGACCCGAATGCTTTAGTTGGTTTACAGAAACTAGCAGCAGCTAATTCAAATACAGCCACTAGACATATCTTAGACGGAAGTCTTTATATGTACAGGTCACTAGCTGAAAGTTTATCTTACAGAGTAAGTGATGTATTAGAATATGCTGATTTCAAGGATGAGTTTATTAATAAGATAGGTAAGTACAATGTATCTATATTAGATGACATAAATGAGCTATACTTATATGACTTTGGGATATTTATTGAGGTTTCTCCTGATGAAGAGCAGAAATCAATGCTTGAGCAGAATATTCAAATGGCATTATCTAAAGGCGATATAAACCTTGAAGATGCAATTGATATTCGTGAGATTAGAAATATTAAGTTAGCTAATCAGTTGTTGAAAGTTAAGCGTAAAGCTAAGCAGGAGAGAGAAGAAAAAATGAAAATGCAGGCTCAAGCTATGCAAGCACAGCAACAGATGCAGTCTCAACAGTTAGCTGCTCAAACATCTATGCAAAAAATGCAGGCAGAGGCTCAGGCTAAAATGCAATTAAAGCAAGCAGAAATAGCATTTGAAATAGAAAAGATGAAAAATGAAGCAATGCTTAAGTCTCAGTTAATGGATAAAGAATTTAGTCTTAATATGCAGCTTAGAGGTATGGAAGCTAATCAACTTCAGAGCAGAGAAGACCAAAGAGAAAAAGCTAAGTCAGATAGAATTAGCCAACAAAACTCTGAGCAATCAAAACTAATAAATCAAAGAAAGAATAATTTACCACCTATGACCTTTGAATCTAACGAGGATAGTCTAGATGGGTTTGACCTAGCTGAGTTTGAACCTAGGTAAAAAACATAATTATTTTTTGTTTAATTTTGCATAAAATCAAATCAAATGGAAATTAAAGTAAAAGAAGTAGGTGTTGTTGAGGAAAAGTCTGTACAACAAGTTGAACAGGAACTACTCGAAAAGCACGAAGAAAAGTTAAGTGAAGAGGTTGAATCTGAAGAAACAACTGAAGTTGTTGCTCAAGAAGAAACTAAAAGTGTAGAGACAGAAGTTGAAGCACAAGAAGATACAACTCAACCCTCAGAGTTAAATGAGGAAAGTGTTCTTTCATTTATTAAGAATAAGTACGGAAGAGAAATTAATTCTCTTGATGAGCTTACAGCAGCTCAGGAATCTGAAGAGATGCCTGAAGATGTTGCAGCTTATTATAAGTACAAAAAAGAAACAGGGAGAGGAATCGATGACTATGTTAGATTAAGCAAAGACTTTGATGAATTAACCCCTGATACATTGCTACGAGAATATCTTAGTGCAACTGAAGAAGGATTAGACTCCGAAGACATTGATATGTTGATGGAGGACTACTCATATGATGAGGAGGTAGATGATGATGCTGACATTAAGAAAATCAAAATAGCAAGAAAAAAGACTATTGCTAAAGCCAAGAAGTATTTCAATGAGCAGAAGGAAAAGTACAGAGTTCCCCTTGAGTCAAGTGGGAGTTCTATTTCTGAAAGTGATTCGAAAGACCTTGAGGCATATAAACAATATATAGAGTCATCAAAGACTTACGAAGAAGAGTTACAAAGAAAGCGGGATTGGTTTTATAAGAAAACTGATAACGTATTCGGAAGTGAGTTCAAAGGTTTTGAGTTCACGCTTGACGATAAAAAGGTAACTTATTCTCCGGGTGACGCTACTGAACTAAAGAAAATTCAATCTGACCCACAGAGCTTTATAGGAAAGTTCTTGAATGAAGATGGACTTATCGAAGATGCAGTAGGATACCACAAGGCTTTGTCTATTGCAATGAATCCTGAAAAGTTTGCCAAGTTCTTTTACGAACAAGGTAAAGCAGAAGCAACTGACGATGTGATGCGTAAGACAAAAAACATTAATATGTCTGAACGCAAAACACCTGAAGTAACTTCTAAAGGAGGGATGCAAATTAAATCTCTCGGCAACGACTCGGGTAGAGGTTTAAAAATTAGAAGTAAAAAATAAGTTTAAAAATTAAAAAAGAAAAATTATGGCAGGAAGTGTCCAAACAACCCCCGGGTTTGATTTGCAGCCAAGTGCACAGCAAGTCCCACTCGCAACAAATTATATTACCAACTTTAATTTCTTGAATCAGTATCTACCTGATACTTATGAGAAAGAATTTGAAAGATATGGTAATCGTACAATCTCCTCATTCCTTAGAATGGTAGGAGCAGAAATGCCTTCTAACTCTGACCTCATCAAATGGGCTGAGCAAGGAAGACTACACACTAAATATGTAGACTGTACTACTACTGTATTGACAAATGCAGATACGGCTACATTTACTATTAATGATGCATTAGTACCTAACCGTGCTACAATAGGATTAACAGCAGGTGCTATAGCTATTAGAGTAGGTCAAACTATTATGATTAGCCCTAAAACTGTTGCAGGCGGAGCTGCAACTACTAATAAGGCTATCGTAACCGCAGTAAATACAGGAGCAGGCACTATTGATGTAGCTTTTTATGAAGCATTAGGTATTAGTAATGGAAACACAGGAAACAAATATGAGATATTTGTATATGGTTCTGAGTTTAAAAAAGGACAATCCGGAATGGATGGTTCTTTGGAAGCAGATGATGACATCTTTGAATGTTCTCCAATTATCCTTAAAGATAAGTATGCAGTATCAGGTTCTGATATGGCTCAAATCGGATGGGTAGAAGTGACTACTGAAAACGGTGCTACAGGATACCTATGGTACTTAAAATCAGAGCACGAAACTCGTTTACGTTTTGATGACTACCTAGAGACAGCAATGATTGAAGCTGAGCCGGCAGTAGCAGGTTCAGGTGCAGTTGCAGCAGGTTTCAAAGGAACTGAAGGTATTTTCTACACAGTAGAAGACCGAGGAAACGTATGGGCAGGTGGTAATCCTGCGGCATTAGCTGACTTTGATAATATCATCAGACGATTAGATAAGCAGGGTTCAATAGAAGAGAATGTAATATTCTTAAACAGAGAGTTCGGTTTTGATATTGATGATATGTTAGCAGCTCAAAATTCTTACGGTGCAGGTGGTACGTCTTACGGACTATTTGACAACGATAAAGATATGGCTCTAAACTTAGGTTTCACAGGATTCCGTAGAGGTTACGATTTCTACAAGACTGATTGGAAATACCTAAACGACCCAACTATGCGTGGTGGTCTTACAGGAACAGGTGCAGTTAACGGATTATTAGTACCTGCGGGTTCTACTACTGTTTACGACCAAGTTCTTGGAAAGAATGCTAAGCGACCTTTCTTACACGTTCGTTATAGAGCTTCAGAAACTGAAGATAGACGTTACAAAACGTGGATTACAGGTTCAGCAGGTGGTGCAATGACTAGCGACCTTGATGCAATGGAAGTACACTTCCTTTCTGAGAGAGCTGTATGTACTATGGGTGCAAACAACTTCTTTATCTTTAAAGATTAAGAATAACTAACATTACAAGGGGTGTGAAATATCACCCCTTTTTTTTAAAAATTATAAATTAAATCAAATGAAAAATAAAAAAATATCTGTAGCTAAAACCTACAAATTAACATCAGACAAAGCTCCCTTATCGTTTATGATACCAACGAAAAGTTCTAGGAGCTATTCATTACTTTACTTCGATGAAGAAAAGAATGAAAACAGACCACTTAGATATGCTAGAAACCAAAAGTCCCCCTTCGAGGATGAGCAAGATGGCAATGTAATTTTAGAGCCAATTGTTTTTGAAGATGGTATGCTTTACGTTCCTGCAAATAATCCTGTGCTTCAAGAATTTTTACATTATCATCCTATGAATGGAAAAAGATTTGTAGAGGTTGATGATGCTAAGGATGCAAAAGAAGAGGTTGAAATATTAAACCTTGAAGTAGATGCACTTGTTGAAGCAAGTAAGCTATCTATTGAGCAGATTGAATCATTATCTCGTGTATTGTTTGGTAAAGATACATCTAATATATCTACTGCTGAATTAAAAAGAGATATATTGATTTTTGCTAAAAGCAATCCAAGTGACTTTTTAGAAGCTATTAATGACCCAACTGTAAAAGTTCAAGGTACAGTTCAATTGTTCTTTGATAAAGGGTTATTGACTTTTAGAAGAAACAATAAAGAGATATGGTTTAACACACCATCTAACAAAACAAGAATGCTTGTTGTTCCATTCAATGAAGACCCATTGTATTTAGCAACATCATACTTGCAGAGTGATGAAGGAATTGACTCACTAAAAATGCTTGAGAATCTTATAGAAGGATAATCAGTATTTGAATAAATTAAAGATACCCATATTGCAAAATATGGGTATTTTTTTTGACTTATATTTGCAGTATAGTCATCATCACAAAGATGATGTTTTTAACTAACAAATTATTTATTATTATGGAAAAATTTCTAAAAATCAGTCTAAGTGATGCTTTTCACTTAATTCCAATTAAGAACATTATTGGAGTAGAAGTAGGAGCGAACACTAAGGTTAAAATTCTTTATGGTATGGTAGGTCACAGAGCCACCGGAGCATCTGAAGTATTAGGATTTGAGATTACAGCTACAACAGCAGCAGATGCGGCTAAAACTAAAGAGCAGTTAAACAGTATCGTAGATGCTATTGAATCAGCTTTACAAACAAGTTGGACTAATCCTTACTACACGCTTAGCCCTAAGTATGCTATTACAGCAGTAGCTCAAATTGAAGTTGAATACTCTGCGTAAGAATAATTAACTTTCAAAATCATAAGAGTCCGATTTTTCATCGGACTCTTTTTTTTTGTTATCTTTGTACAAAAGTTTATTATGATAAACTCAGTAAGAAATACAGTCTTTTCGGTTCTTAACAAGAACAACTATGGGTATATATCTCCACAGGATTTTAATCTGTTTGCTAAGCAAGCACAGCTAGAAATCTTTGAAAATTACTTTAGTGATTATAATACATCAATTAATAAAGAGAACGCTAGGATATCAGGGTCTGAGTATGCTGATATGACAAAAGGCATTGAAGAGTCTATAGATACATTCTCAACAATAAGAAACTTTGACCAAAAAGCATTTAATAGATACCTTACACCATCTCAATTAACTACAGGGGATGATTACTATTTATTAAATAAGGTATTGGCGTATACTACTTTTTTAAAGGGTGGAACTAACGGAGTGAGTCCACAGCCATTTACAATGATAGATAGTGGTTTTGCAGGTGTTGTATCTGTTGGCGATATAGCAGTAAATTTGTTTACATTAGAGCAAACAATAATTACAAACGTATCTAATACTATACTTAACTTGGAAGACAATATATTTCCTCCAACTACGGGTAATAATCAAAAATATTCTATATTTAAACCTGAGAACTATGAAGCAGAGAAGGTAACGAATAGTAAGATTAGTATGTTAGCTAACTCATTACTTACTGCACCTACTAAAACTTTTCCTGCGTATTCTTTAAATACTGATTCGGTAACAGTATTACCAAAAACAATAAACAATCCCGGACAAATATTTAGTCAGTATATTAGATACCCTAAAGACCCTAAGTGGACATACAGTACACTTACAGGAGGGCAGCCTGTATTTGACCAATCTCAATCGGATTATCAAGACTTTGAGTTACCAATTAGTGATGAGGTGAATTTAGTAATTAAGATACTTCAATACTCAGGTATACAGATAAGAGAAGCTCAGGTAGTTCAGTTTGCTAATTTAGAAGAACAAAAAGATAATCAACAATAATGGCATATATATCACAGTATCAATATTATGAAAATGGAGGAGCAACTCCTGAGGATGCGAATTGGGGTTCATACCAATATGTCAGCTTGTATGATATAGTCAACAACTTTATGTTGATGTATAATGGAAACCATTCACTCGTAAATAACGAGGAAAGATTTAAAGTATTATTTCACGCAAAGAGAGCAATACAAGAACTTAATTACGATGCGTTTAAAGAGCTTAAAGTATTAGAGCTGAATGTGAATGACTCTTTACGATACATATTGCCCTCAGACTATGTTAATTGGGTTAGGGTGAATATATACAAAGATGGTTTACTTAGACCACTAACTGAGAATATTCAAATAAACTCTTCTCTTGCGTATTTACAAGATAATAATAATAGAATATTATTTGATTCTGATGGTAATGCATTATCACCACAGTTTTCTCAGATTGATTTAGATAGAATTACAAACCAAAAGAAAAGCATATACCTTAATCAGGGAAGTCAATTTGATGGGATGGAAGGATACTATTACGAAGGGAATTGGTATTTTGATTATGCTATCGGTGCACGATATGGTTTGAATACAGAAACAGCAAATATAAATCCTACATTTAAGATAGATAAAGCAGCAGGTGTTATAAACTTTAGCTCAGGTATGAGTGGAGAGCTTTGTATACTTGAGTATGTATCTGACGGTATGGAAGGTGGGGATGACTCTAAGATTAGTGTAAATAAATTATTTGAAGATTATGTGTATGCATATATCGAATACGCAATATTAAATAGTAAACTTAATGTGCAGGAGTACGTTGTACGAAGAGCACAGAAAAGAAAAACTGCTTTATTGAGAAACGCTAAGATAAGAATAAGTAATATCCACCCGGGTCGATTGTTAATGAATCTAAGAGGTCAAGATAAGTGGATAAAATAATATGGCGAATATTACAAGAAACTTCATAAAAGGTAGAATGAATAAGTCGGTTGATGAACGGCTTATCCCTGATGGCGAATATATAGATGCAATCAATGTTCGTATGGGGTCTACGGAAAGTTCAGAGATTGGTGTAATAGAAAACACTAA